TTACGCCGCGCCCTTCACCTTCTCCACGGTGCGCAGACCACCCAGGCCCAGCATGCCCAGCAGCAGCGGCCACAGTTCGGAAGTCTCGATCACCGGCAGTTCGACCGGATGGCCGAACGCCTGTGCAACCATGAACAGCACCGGGCCGCCGATGAACTTGAACCCCACGGCCAGGCCGCAGATCCAGCCGACAAATGGCCGCCAGCCGGCGACGAACAGGCGCGTGCTGCTGGCCTCCACCTTGTTGATGTCTGCCTGAGCCGTCGCAATCGTCATCTCGGCGTTGATCTGCGCCAGATCGCCGGCCTGCGCCATCCTGAGCAGTTCCAGCTTCGCCGCGTCGGCCGCGCCCTTGTCGGGCAGGATCTTGTCCAGCAGTTGGGAGAAAACGGGGATGAGGGAAAGAAGTGCGCCCATGGTCAGTCCTTGAGGTTGAGCAGGTTGGATGCCACGCGGCGCGCCCAGCCCTTGCTGTACTTCGGCCAGATGGTCAGGTCTGTGTAGAACTGCAGTCGCTGGCCGTTGTAGTGCGCGCCGATCTGCGAGCCGGCTGCGCGCGCCGCTGCAACGGTCTGCGCACCGATCACGCCGTCAGGCTGCGCGCCAACCGCGCGCTGCAGCCACTTCGCCGACTGGCTGGCGCCGTGGTTCACGGCACCGTCGAAAACGTCGAAGCGCACGAGGTCGGGCAGTTCATCTGCGCGCACCGCGGTCCAGTAGCGCTTCCGGTAGATTTCCTTCGCGGTGTCGACCGGCAGGTCTCGCATCGGGCCTGTGTAGCCCTCGGCGCGCGCGACTGCGATGGTGATGCCCCAGTTTGTCTCGCCGCCGGGGTCGTCGGGATCGTTGACGTAGCCGCCCTCGTGCCCGAGCAGCCGCTCGAATGCTTGGTCGAAGTTCATGGACGCCTCGCAGGTTGAACAGGCATGGATTGCACGGTCGAGACGGTAGCCTGTGTCTTCAGCGCGCGGATCTCGCCCTCAATGTTCTCGAGGCGGAAGCGAAGCAGCGCCTGCTCGCCGGCCAGCGTGGTCACCTGCTGATTGCCAGCCTTGACCGTGATCTGCAGCTCGTTCACGTCCTTGGCCGTTTGACCCGAGGTGAACCAGGTTCCGATGATGAAGTAGGCGGCCGCGGCGAATGCGCCGATGAGTCCCCACAGCGGGATGCGCACATCGACGATCCGAGACATGCGGGGCAGTTCGTCAGGTTGGGTGTCTTGGCTCATGGTCACAGCCCAGTCGCCGCAGCCCAGTGCCCGGTGATGAGGACATCGGTGCCGAGCGCGCCCGAGTTGATATTGAAGCCCTGAGTCGTCTGGCTGGATGCACCTGCGGAGCGTGTCTGCTGCGTCCCTGCCGAGTCGAAACTGATCACGGAGCTGGCGTTTCCGTTCGTGTCCCACAGGCTCACGACAGGCGCGACTCGCATGGGCCGACCGAGGCGGATGTCCGTGCTGATGGTGGCGGCAGCGTTGCCAGAGGCGAGGAACGCGCCCGTTGTCGTGACGGAGCCGGGTGGTGTGCCGATCGCGTAGCTCTTTTGGTAGTCAGCTTGGCAGTAGAACAACTCCATGTCGCCTCGGCGCTCGAAGGGCAGCGCGACGGTGCCAGCGTTGAACTGCACCTTGCCAACCGTGCCTGAGAAAAAGCGCAGGGTGATCGCTGTGTTCGCGGGGAGCGTCCCCGTGTTCCCGCCCTTTGCGATCGATACACCGTTCACTGTCGCGGTGGCGGTCCCCTCCCACGTCAACGTATAGACGCCGCCCTCGATGTTGGAGACTGGGCCGGACGGCTGGATCGTCTGTTCGATGCCGCCGGCGGGCGCCGTCACCACACGGTCAGGGGATGCGGCGCTGAATGCGACGCTCTGCGTGGGCACTACGACATTCCACCGATCCAGCGTCACCTGCCCGGGCGCGACGGTCGGGGTGCCGGTGACATACGCGCGCTGGTTGATGGCGAAGTTCCCGTTCACGACCAGGTTCGGGCTGGTGGCCAGGCCCAACTGATTGATCTTGTCGCCAACGGTGTTCGGGCCGTAGGTGACCGAGGGCGAATAGCCCACAGCGCCGGCACCTTGCGTCGGCAACAGATAGCTCGCCAGCAGCAGCGCCAATGCCGTCGCATCGCCCACGGACATCGGCGCGAGCACGATGTTGCCGGAGGCATCGAAGCCGAAGAACTTCAAGGCCCGGCCGGCCGCATCGGGCAGCAACCCGCTCGCCGCATCTCCGGCAGGCAGGCGCAATGCGTTCTGCAGGGCAATGTCGTTGTCCTGCTGCATCATCACGATGCGGTCGAGATCCTTGTTGACCGTATCGGATTGGAAATCACCGGAGTACTGGTAGTCGGTGTCCCGCTTGCGAGCCACGCGGCGCACCAGCGAGATGGGCGCGAGGCTGGCAGGAATGACTGAAAAGACGACGTTGCCGCCCGTCTCCACGCCAAGCCCGGTCACCGTGTAGTCGGTGCCGAGCACCTTGGTCGAGCCGTTGACCATCACCACCAGGTCGACAGCGTCCAGCACGCGGAAGGTGTAGGGGAAGGTGGCGGTGACCCCGTTTCCGACGTGATTGGTGTAAGGGGTTTGGACCGAGACAGTCATTCGGTAGCCTCCAGCGTGACTTCGTGAACGCCAGAAACTGGCCGCCAGATTGCAACGCCGTCCGCTGCTGGAATCCCCGCCGTGTGCCCGCGCCCGATGCGCACGGGGGTGGCTGCGATCGCGCCCGCCGCGCTGTCGATGTAGTCGTCCGGCTGCTGCTCGACGGCCGGGTTCCAGTCCTTCATCTGGTCCCACACCGGGCCATCGGTCACGCTGACGTGCGCCCAGAGGAAGCGGTTGGATAGTGGTGCCTCGAAGGCGTCGAGGATTCGCTTGTTCTTCTTGACGGTGCTGTGATCCTGCACGACACCGCACACCAGCGCATCCTGCGGTTTCCCGGGCATGCCGCGGCCGGCCAGGTGCTTGCGCAGTTCGGCGGGCACGAAGCCGCCCGGGCCGTTCGTCTCGACTGTGACGCTCGGGATGTGGTACTCGACCACCAGCTTTCGGATTTGCTGGCACTGTTCATCGAGCTCGCCGGTCAGGCCGACCGCGAACTGCCAGTACAGACGGCCCGACGAGTCGGTGAGGATGAGGGTGAGCGCAGAGGCATCGCTAGTGATCTTGCCGAGCGAGCAGTCCCAACGGCACGCGGCGCCGACGATGCGCACATCTCCCAGCATCAGCACCGCCTGCTTGTTCGCATAGCGCAGGGTGGGCTTCATGTCGTACGGGATGAGGCGATCGGGGTCCAGGCGGATCTGGTGGATCGGCTTGGCCTCGAGCTGGTACTGCGAGTCCCAGTAGTTGAGGGTGCGGCACTTCTTGCGGCGTTTCTCGATGTCGGCGCGCGTGAAGCGCTCGGGCCAGGCGCAGCGCGCATAGATGTCGACCACGCAGCCGGGCGGTGTCAGCAACTCGACCGCGCCATTGCGGAAGAAGTAGTCCACCCCCTCGACCAGCAGGCGCGCCGGCTTGAAGATTCCGAGCATCACGTAGAGGCCATCGGCGCCCGGCGTGAATGGCACGGGGTAGCGCGTGCGCTTGTCGGTGTCGTCCTCGTAGCGGATCGCGTCCTCGAACAGCGGGATCTTCAGCGAGGCCGCGCCCGCGGAGATGTGCTCGGGGTAGATGGAATCGTGCGTGTGCGGCGTGCCGATGAAGGTTTCCTGTCCGCCCGGAACCAGGATGAAGGTGGACTCCTGAATCTTGCCGCGCAGGTTCTCGCGCGCCTCGACGGTCTTGATGTTCTTGGGCACCTCCACGTCGTCGTAGTCGATGTCCCGGGCGCGGGCGCTTGTGACGTTCTGATTCACGCCCACGGCGGTCATGCTGGCGTTGCGAGCATCGGTGGCACCCGACACCCAGAACGCCTGCGCGCCGGGCTTCGTGGGCAGCATGCCGCCGCAGAGCGGATGCCGGCGCAGCACGTTGATCGTGTCGCGCGTCAGCTTCTTGGAGAGCGGCCCGTCTGCCGCCCAGATCAGCGAGATCCAGGTGGGGTCGCGGTAGAGCTGCCAGGCTTTGTAGACGGCGTAGATGGTGGACTTGGCCGCGCCGCGGAAGACCTGCAGCACGCGCACCGGGTCGTCGCAATGCTCCAGCCAGTCGCAGATTCGGACGTGCAGCTCCGGGACCGCCCAGCCCTGCCGCTTGGCCCAAATGAGAAAGAAGGCAAGAAAGCTGATGTCACGCTTTGCCATGCACCCTCTTGTCGAAGGCTGCCTTCGCGCCCGGCCGCTGCAGGTTGGCGAGCAGTTGGCTCGCCTCGCGCTCTGCATCCGCTACCTGCCGGTCCAGGTCGTCCTGAGGATCGACCACGGCCGCCGGGTTCTCGGGGTCATCGCCCGAGGTCTGCACGCGCACCACGGTCACCAGCGTCTGGATGCGCTGCGTGAGCGCGATCGTGGCCACCGCGTTCTTCTTCGACCAGTAGCGATCGCCGCGTGTCTGGGCGTCCATGGAGGCGAGCGCGATGCCCTGCCCCGGCCATTTGTCCGGATCGGCCTCGTCGAGGAAGACGTCGACCAGCTTCTCGTGCAGCGCCTGCAGACGCTCGAATTGCTCTTGCTTCATTGACCTACCGCCTTTCCGAGATCGGGTGCGCGATCGGGGCCGCCGGTGCCGGGGCGCCACCAGTAGTCCTGCCCGAAGTCCTTCTTAGCGCGCTGCTGCATCTTCCCGAGGTAGCCCGGACTCAGGTTCTCCTGAAGCGCATGCAGGCCCGCGTGGTCAAGCGCGGCGCGCGCGTACCAGATGCCGGTGTATGGGAGGTTCGCGCGGCCCCACTGCACGGCCTCTGCCGCCGCGTGCGTGGGCTTGCCCTTGGCGGCCTTGTAGGCGTTGGTGAGGCTCTTCGTCGCAAGCTCGCCCACGGCGCCCAGCGCGGGGCCCGCTGCCGTCTTCGTGAGGTTGCCAAGAGCATCACCCGGCTGGTCGCTCGGGTCATTCAGCAGGAAGTCGCCCACGATGGAAAGCCCGCCGCCCTGCGCTACCGCCTTCGCCCAGAACTTCGGCGACTTCGGCCCCTGCATGTCGATCGGGTCTTTGCCGGCCACCAGTTGCTTGGCCTGCAGCGCAATGGCGCCGAGGGCGGTGGTGGTCACCATGAGCGCGCCGGCGTACACCACGCGGTTCGCCAGTGCGGGCGCGCTGCCGTCCGTGACCTGCGGCGCTTCAAGCATCCGGCGCCAGTGCCGCGACACCATGGCGATGGGGAACGACTTGAACTGCATCACGCTGCGCGCGAGCTCGCCGCGCACAGTGCCGCGCTGCGTCGCGCCGCCGGACGCGATGGTCTTCGTGGCGAGGTCGGGATTCATCACCGCGAATTCGCTTTCGTCCTGGATCAGGCCCAGCACCTTGGCGACCACCTCGTTTGCGCGCTCGTCGCCGGTGGCGCGGATCGCTTCGGGCGTGAGGTGCTCCTTGCCGCCGAAGGGCGTCAGGTCGGCTTTGGTGATGACCTTCCAGTCGGCCTCGGTCAGCCCCTTGCGCTCCATCAGCGTGCGGTCCCACTCGGTGAGCTTGCCCCATTCGGTTTTGGACATGCGGGCCATGCCCTGCATCATCGTGAGCGAGAACGCGCGGCGCAGCGTGTCGGTCCAGGCGTTCATCAGGGACAGCTTCATGGTGCTGTTGGCGAGCCGGCCGCTCCATGTGTGGCGGATGTTGTCGCCCGTCCAGCGGTTCATGTCGCCGATCATCGACTCGGCAATGATTCCGTGCGTGGTCATGAAGTCGCGCGCGTCCTTCGATGCCGCGCTCTTGCCGATGTTGCCGATCGCATCCCAGTACGGCAGCTTGTTGTAGCCGGTCGTGGTCATGAAGGTGCCCAGGTCGGTGATGCTGGAGATCACCGCGCTGCCGAGCTTGCCGAAGGTCTGGATGTTCCGGGCGTCGGTGCCCAACTGCGCGAGCTTGGCGCTCTGCGGCGTGCCGGCCGTGCCGTTGAGCTGGTCCCAGTAGCTCTGCGGTCGCAGCCCGAAGTCGCGCTTGATGCTGCCGTCGATGCGCTCGGCCAGGTCGAACTGCATGCGCATCTGGGAATTGGGGTTGGGGCCGTATCGCTCGATCAACCCGATGTCGCGCGCCATGCGACCCACGTGCCCGATCACCGCGTCGTACATGCTGCCGGTGCCGAAGTCCTTCATGTAGGCCATGTAGCTGTCGGCGTCTTTGAAGTGGATCTGCCGCGACTCGCTGCCCGCATTTGCCTTGGCGCCGGTGCCAGCGAACGCCCCGGGCTCGCGCTTGTTCGCGCCGTCGCTACTGATGGTCTCCCATGCGCGCTCCAGCATCGTTCGCACCTCGACGTCGCCCATGCGGGAGCCGTCCTCCAGCACGTAGCGCGAGCGGTCCAGGAGCGGCATGATGCGGTCCACCCAGGCGCCGCGGCCGTTGGCCGTGCCGTCGCCGCGCACCTTGGCAGCGTCGTGCGGCTGCGGAATGTAGCCGTACTCCAGCCGACCCACGTCGCCGCCGGCATTGTTGAAGCGCTGGCGCAGGTTCTCGATCACCTTCAGGTACGCCTTGGCGCCTTCGGTCGCGATCTTGTTGCCGCTGACGCCACCACCGTTGTTGAAAATATCGGTCACCAGGTCGCGGGTCATGCGCGGGTTGTCGGCGTCGAACAGGAACATCAGCACGCGGCGGCCGAAGCCCGCGCCCTCCCCGGTCTTGGCGGCTTCCATCAGGTCGACCATGTTTCCGACCGCCTCCTGCTTGATGCCGGTGATGTAGTGGCCGGTGGTGTCGATGTCGTTCACCAGCGCGCGGCTGCGGCCTTCCTTGAACTGCGCCATGCCCTCGGTGATGCGGATGTCCGTGGCAGCGGTCTTCAGGATCTGGCGCTGGGCGTTGGCGACCTTGCGCGCGGCCTCGGCCTGGATGTCGGCCATCGCCATCTGCGCCGCCTCGATGACGCGCTGGTCGGTGCTCTTGGTCTGCCAGTCGGGATCGGTGCGCGCGAGCTGGCGCATGGTCGCGCTGATGCGGTCGTCGATCGCCTGCAGCTGGGCGGGCGTCAGGGCAGCGCGCCCCAGCTTTTTTGCCGCGGCTTGCACGGCGGTGACACAATTCGGCTTCACATGAAATCCTTCTGGTTGTTCCTCGCGGGCATCGCGGTGCTGTTCGCCCCCATCCCGCTCGTGGCGTGGGCCGCGCGCGGGCGCTGGCAGGACGCATGGGAGGCGATCAAGGGGTACTCGAAGGTGATGGGCCTGATGCTCGGCGCGGCTGCTGTGCTGACGGCGATCATGTTCATCGCCTCAGCTACTGCGTAGGAAGCAGTTCGCCGCCACGTCCACCAAGGACGCATCGCGGGTTTCGTCGGCGGCTTCCTTCTTCACCTGCTCAAGCAAGTCGGCCGCGCGCACGGGCTTGTCCATCCCTTCCATCTGCACCATCAGGTCCGGCTGCAGGTCTGCCACCTCGGCGGCCTGGCGGTCGAGCGCTGCCGTGTCGTCGGCCTTTCCTGCGGAGGCAGGTTCCCCGGCTGCTGGTGCGCGCGCGGCGGGCGCGGGTGGCGCCGTCTCCCCTGCGGCGGCCAGCATCTGCCGGCCCGTGGCGCGCGGCGGCGCTTCGACGGCGGTGCGCACGCGCGGTGTCGGCAGCGGGCGGAAAGCTTCGTTCAGCGCCAGCGCGAGGGAGCGCGGCGAGGTCGCCGGCACGTCGAGCGCGGCACGCTGTTCGCGCAGGACCGCCAGTTCGGTATCGACTCGCCCCACCTCCTCGGTCGCACGCTGGGCGCGGGCGTTGTCGTCGAGCAGACCGTTCAGGCGAGCGAGTTGCGCGTCGTGCGTCTCCAGCGCGGAGGCGAACTCCTTGCGCGCCGCAGTCTGGGCCTGTTTGTAGCTGAGCTGGTCGCTCTCCTGCAGTTCCTTCGCTCGCGCCTTGATGGACGCCGCGCTGTCGTCCGGGCGCTGCGCCTTGAGCTGGTCGAGCTCGGCGCGGATCTGGCGCACCTGGCCGGGGTCGGCGACGTTGCCAGCATCACCGAGCAGCGCGGCACGCTGGGACTCGCCCGCGGCGATCTGGTCGTCCAGCAGGCGGCCCGCGCGCACGCTGTCGAGCGCCAGCAGGTCGGACACGCTCACCGGTTCACCCCTGGCCATCTGGTCGTGCGCGGCTTCCATCGCGTCCTGGTGCCGCGTCATGCCGGCGAGGTCGCTGTCGGAGGTCAGGCGGTAGCTGTCGATCGCGTTCAGGGTCTGGCGTACGCGGGCGGCGGCCACCAGATCGGGATCGCGCGCAATGGCCTCGCGCGCGCCGACGTTCGTGCGTTCCTCGCCGAGCCGCTTCATGCCCTTGGTCACGTAGGCCTGCGTTTCGGCTGGCAGGAAGCGCAAGTAATCGCCGCCCTCTTTCGCCGAGCGGGCGAGTGCCTTCTCCAGTGCACCAGGGCCTGCGTTGTATGCGGCCATGGCCTTGTCCTCGCTGCCGTACTTCTTCAGCCATGCGTCGAGCAGTTCGGAACCTACTCGCTCGCGCTCCGCAAGGCTGTTGTCGGCGGCGGGGCGAACACCATACCCGGGGTCCTGATTGGTAGCGTCCATGACCTGCATGCGGCCCTTGGCGCCCTTCGGGGAGGTCAGCACGTTGCCTTTCGCGTCGAGGTCTTTCCCGCCACTTTCCAGGCCGAGCACGACTTCCTTCAGGGTGGGCGCAGCCTTCGCGCGCGCACCGCGCACCGCCACCGCGCCGAAGCCCGCCGGCACCAGTGTGGAGAGGAGCAAGCCAGTCGGATCGAGAGGGTCGTAAGTGCTGCCGATCTTGTCGTACCCGGCATTGTTCAGGATCGCCTGCGTGGCCGCGTTCTGCGCGATGAAGCCACCAGGGCCGCCCACCGCCACAAGCGCCGCGGTCTTTGCCACCGAGCCGGGGATGGCGACCGGGAGCGCGATGGACACGCCAGCCACCACACCAGCCACGGCGCCCGCCGCGGTGCGCGTGCCGCGATCTACGCCCTGCTGCTTGAGCTTGTCGGCCTCTGCCATGCCTACGTCGCCGCCCAGCAGGAAAGGAGCGGCCGGGCCGGTGGTGGCAGCGTACCCAACAGCCTGTGTGACGAACTGCGTGAGCCCGGCTACCACCTGCTCGCTGGCATGCGAGGCAGTCGGGTCCGGCATGATTTCCTTGTTGCGCTGGCGGAACATGTCTCCCGCCTCGTTGCTGAACTCCGGCCCCTGCTCGCGAAGGCGCTTGGCCGCGGCGTCTTGCTCCAGCTTTTCCTGCGCCGTGGGCGTGCTGAACATGCCGCCCTGGTTGAAGCCGCCGGCGCCCGCCACGTCGCCGAATGCCCCGGTGATCTCCGCGCCGAAGGCCAGCGTATTGGCAACGCCACCCCCCACGCCCTTGACCGCACCGCGGCCAAGCCCGAAAAGACTGAAGCCCGGCTCGTTCGGTTTGAACGGCGCCGGGCGTTGGATCTGGTCGTCGAGCGCCTGGTCGGTGCCCGTCTGGAACATGCCGTCGATCATGGGGAGACCTTCAGCGTGATGCGCTGGCCGCGCTCGTTGGTCACCAGCGTGTTGCCGGCGCGCACGTTGTAGAGGCCCTGCCCGGCGTGCACGAGGCGCGCGTCGGGGAGCGTCTTCACGAAGTCGGCGAGCGGCACACGCGCGGGGCCTGCCTGCACGAAGCCGCCCGGCGCCTGCGCGGCGAGGTCGGCCGGCGTCATCGCCTCGATGCGCTTCTCGAACTCGCGCTCCTTCATGCCGTAGGGCAATGGGATCTTGCCGCCGTTGCGCTCGATGATGCCGCCGGCCGCGAGGTTGATCGCGTTGTCCACATCGCCGCCCTTGGCCGCTGCGATCAGGAAGGCGGCATCGACGATGTGGTTCTCGACCTCCTGATTCGAGTAGGCGCCGCGCACTTTCTTCGCGATGTCGGCACGCCACCCCGTCTCGACGGCGCCGTCCACCTTCACCGTCTTGTCGCGGATGGCCTGGTCGCCTTCCAGAACCAGCTGCGCGGTGTAGCGGCCTTGCGTGGTCTGCGCATTGGCGTACAGCATTGCCATGCCGAGCCGGCCGTCCTTGTCGCCGATCTGCTTGGCGACGGCGGCGATGCGGTCAGAGTCACCCACCACTGCGCCGATCTGGCCCAGCATGGTCGCGGCCTGGTCGGGCTTCAGCGTGCGCACCAGCTTCTGGAACTGCTCGGCCTCCTGCGGCTGCAGCGGAGAGACCTTCCTGCCGGCCCAGGTCTCGACCGTGCCGATGTCCTGCGCGCGCTGCTGGAAGACCGCCATGGCCTGCTTGGCATCACCGATATTCATCAGCGGCGCCTGGTTGATCACCCCCACGCTCTGCGCCGCGGACCATGCCTCGCCGTCATCGATCTTGCGGCGCAGGCGGTCGTCGATCTGCTCGGCGGCCTTGAGTTGCTTCTCGCTCTCGGGGGTGGCGCCGCGCGCAGGGTCGGCGCGCATGGCGCGGGCGCGCTCGAGCAGGGCTGCACGTTGCGGCGCGGTCTGGTTTGCGAATCCGGCGACCGACTTCTGCGCTTCCAGCAGGTCGCGCACCTGCGGCTCCAGCCCGGTGCCCTGCGCCTTCTCCACCATGTCGGCGATGAACTCGGGGGCCATAGCCGCACCGTTCAGCACCAGGTCGCGGCCCTTGTTCACCGTGTCGGTCGCGACGTTGAAGCGCTTCGTCTGCTCGCGTTCGGCCTTGTCTTCAAGGCGTGCCTGCTTGGCTTCGATGGACTGCTTCCAGCCGTAAATCGTCTGGTCGAGCCTGTCCCGTTTCGCAGGGTCGAGTGCGTCACCGTCGGGGCCATTGATCCGGGTTTGCAACTTCTCAAGGCCGGCAGTGTCGCCAGATTGCATGTAGCCCTGGGCTTCGCGACGGAACGTATTGAAACTGACGTTCTCAACGAACGACTGCTTCGCCTTGGCTGCCTGCTCTGGCGACCACCCTGCACCGGGCGCCATCTGGTCGACGAAGGTGCTGTATTGCTTCACGGCCGCGCCCGGGTCTGTCGCTGCAAACCGCTCCTGCTGCTCGCGGTACGTCACCAGCCCGGCGGCAACGTCCTGCTGATCGCGCTTGCGGAAGGTGTCGAGCAGCTTGTTTTGCAGTTGGCCTTCGAGTCCCTTCACCTGCGCAGCCACGAGCGGCGCCCGATCGGCCGGCACGCCCTTCAGGTTGTCGGCGACCACCTTCTGCGAGGCATCCTTCCATGCAGCCTCGGCGGCGATCTTGTCGGTCTTGCCTTCCAGCAGGTCCGCCTGCACCGCGTCGAAGCTGTCGGCCAGGCCGTTCTGGATGTTCGCGTGCGCGGTCATCGTCTGCACCTGCTCGGCACGACGCGCGTTTTCCTCGTCCTTCTGCTTCTGCTCGGCGAACATGCTCGCGCCGATGTTCATGGCGGTCTGGCCCAGGCGCGCGGCCGCATCGGTCACCTGGTTGTCGACCTGCTCCATGGGGCGCACGTCGCTGCCCTGGGGCAGGCGCTGCCCGAAATTGCCGGTTGGGATCTTTGCCATGGTCAGGCCTTCCGGGCAGAGCCAGTATTCCAGCCGCGCGCGATGGTCGCTCCACCTTGCAGCGCCGAAGCCGCGGCGCCGTAGCGCGATGCGTTGGCGCTGTTCCGGCTGCGCGACGCTGCGAGGTCGCCGCTGCGAGAGATGGCGCGCGCTCGGTTCGTGCCGTCGTAGATCGCCATGAGCGCGTCCTCCTCGCCGCCGGCCTGGATCTCCTGGTCGATCTGCTCAGCGGTGCCTTCACCCACCACGACGCCGGAGCCGGCGAGCGCGGCGCGGGCCTCGGCGCGCTGCTTGTCGGCAGCCTTGCGGATGACCTTAGCCTGCAGCTCGGCCTCGCTGGCGGCGTACGAAGCGTCTTCGCGGGATTGCATTTGCTGCTGGTCGGCGATCTTGTCTTCTTGGTCGGCTTGCTTCTGCTGACTGCGCACACTGATTGCGGTGCCCGCGGCGGCGAGGCCGATTGCAGCGAGCGAAAACGGATCGATGCCCATGTCAGAGCTCCTTTTTGAAAAGTGGACCGATGTCCGAGAACCCCAGCAGGCGGTAGAAGCCCGCGGTCTTCTCTTGGTGAATGCCGGTCGTGACACCGATGCGGACCTCTTTGGCCCCGCGAGCCTTGCACCAGATGTTGAAAGCGCTCACCAGCTTGATTGCGGTAAAGGCGTTGCGCGCGTCTTCGCGCATGAAGAAGGAGTATTCGAAGCCGTAGATCTCGTCGCCAAACCACCACTCGGCGACCGAGCCGGCGATGCCGCCGACGATCTCGCCCTCGCGCCGCACGACGAACACCACGCCGGCGCCCGCGGCCAGGTTGCGCATCAGGTCTTCCACCTTCGCGCGGTTGTAGGGGATGCCCGCGTAGCTCGAGCTGTCGTGCAGCAGTTCGCCCAGCGCCGCGATCTGCGGGGCGTCTTCGGGGGTGGCGACTTCGACGCGCATGTCAGTTCACCGTGACGCGGCGGATCACGTCCAGCAGGTGGAAGGGCAGCGGGTACGGCTGGGTGATGACCAGGTTCGTCTTGAAAATCTCGTCGCTCAGTTCCAGCGAGCGCACGTCACCCGAATAGGACGGGGGCGGCTGGTCGAGCAGGCCAGGTCCGAAGCGGCGGAATTCCTGCGGCGTGTCGTTGATGACGGCCGCCGAGGTGCCGAGCACCCGCAGCACCACCTCGTTGACGTGCACCTGCGAGCCCTTGGCGTTCGCGCCCGGCTGCAGCATCTCGATCAGGCAAGTGAAGCCCAGCCCGATCTGCACTGACTTGGCCGGGCGCGGCAGGGTCACGGCGCCAGTGTTGACGACAAAATCGCCCAAGAATGCGCCATCGGCCCATGCCTGCACGGTCTGCCCTTCAAGGTGCGCGAGGCCGGTCCATGTCGCCTGCCCGTCCGCGCTCTTGCCGGTGATGCCGCAGTCGACCAGCATCTCGGGGTCGAAGACCTCGATGTAGCGCCGCTCGACGCCGTTCAGGTTGCGCAGCACCGTGACGTAGGCATCCTCTCCCGTCTGCGTCGGCACAGTGGCGACGGACTCATACCTGCCGAGCGTGATCCAGCGCGACCAGGCGGTTACCTCCTGCTCCACGTCGTAGGCGCATACGGCCATCTGGCCATCGGTGCGCACCGCGTACAGCGTCGAATCGGGCTCCTTCTGGTGAGCGAGCTGCGTGATGCCCGGCTCGGTGATGTGCGAGGCGAAGACCGTGCGATCGGGCGACGAGAAGCCGTCCACGTCGAACCGGTAGCCGAGCGCCGGAATCTTGCGGCCGGCGGCCTGCACGAACAGCATCTCGTTGCCGACCTTGACCGGGCGCACCGCGCTTGCGCCGGTGGTGGACTCGTCAGTCTTCTGGATGTTCGTCGGCGTGATGGGCTTCTCCTGCCCACCCTTCAGGCTCATCTCGTCGGCCTCGGTCAGCACGAGCAACTGGCGCGCCGGCGCAAGGTGGCGAATCGGGCTGTTGCGCGGGCCGTCCAGTTCGAAGCGGAAAGCGTCGTCGTCGTTGGTGCCGAACTGGAATGACAGGTACTGCTGGATCGCGCTGGCCCAGATGTTTTGCGGGTAGCCGGGGGAGCCGCCGAACAGCAGGCGCTGCCGGTGGATCGTCACGGCGCGCGGATAGCCGCGAAGGGCGGACCAGGCGCTGCGCTCCAGCGTCCATGCGTTCGGCCCTGCCGGCACCGCGGCGGTCATGGCGCGCAGCACGACGCCATTGGCGGTCGAGGTGCTGGGCACAGAGGTGATTCGCACGAGCCCGCCGTTGATGCGCACGAAGCTGCCCACGTCGGCGGCGCGGAATACCTCGGTTCCCACGGAGACCTGCATGCGGCGCGCCACTCCGCTCAGGTACAGGCCGCCTTCAGCTTCGGGCGAGGCAATGCCGAACACGCTGCTGCTCTGCACGATGATGACCACGCCGGTGATCGTGGTGGTGCCCACCAGGATCTGCACCGTGTCGCCGATGACGTAGCCATGCCCCGCCACCGTGATGATGGCCGTGCCGTGGCCGCCGATGAAGCCGGTCAGCGCCTTGTCGGATTCGAAGTAGGTGAAGTTCGAGTTGAGCGAGATCGGTTGGCCCTCGCGGCCGACATTGGCCGGCGCGAGATCCTCCTGCGGGCTGCCTTCCAGGTTCCACGACCCATCGGGCAGCACCGTGTTCGCGAAGGGGCTGATGATGTTCAGGCTGACGACATTGGCGTCCGTGTAGCCGGTGATCAGCGCGTAGCCGCCGCCGTAGGAGATGTAGCGGCCCACGTCCGAGGTGAGGAAGGCGCCGACAGAGGTTGCTGTCGCGGCGCCCAGGCCACCCGAGCTCAGGGTGAGCGTGCCGCCCGGGTAGTGGCCCTGTTCCTCGAAAGGCTCGGTGATGAAAGGCACCGGCAGCAGGCTCCACTGCGAATCGCTGAAGCGCTGCAGCCGGTATGGGAAAACGGACTCGTGCGTGAAGAACGCGGTGTCTGCCTTCTGCACGTAGTTCACCGAGGCCAGTTGCGTCCACGCGTACGGAGACGAGACCTCGTAGGGCACGCCGCCCGACATGATCGGCACGCGGTTGCGCAGGAAGCGGACGTAGGTCTCGCCCATCTCCAGCATGTACGCCTGCCCGCGGTTGAACACGAACTCGACCAGGCGCGACGGTGCGCTCTGCGTCTTGGTGGGCGCGATGTACCGAGTGCCGGGCCGGCGCTTGGCACCGCCCTGCACGGTGATCACGCAGTTCTCGATGCGCCGCGCGCCGTTGTTGTATTTCGCGATGTCCACGCGGCCGAGAGCGATCTGCGGGGACAGCTCGCCGCCGGTGAAGTTCGTCTGGATGACGTCGTCGCGCGGCATTACTGGCGCCCCACGAGCAGGGTGTAGTCGTCGCTCAGCGCCTGACTGGGGTTCTCCTGCGAGTCGATCGCACGCGCGGCCCGGGCCATGCCGTTGTACTCGGTCTTCAGCTCATCGCGCAGGCTGGTCAACTGCGTGACCGGATAGGCCAGCTTCCACAGCATGCGGGCAGTCATCAGCTCGACCAGCTTGGAATCCCATGTCCCCTCGTTGTCGTTGCGGAACACGTACTCGATGGGCAGCACCGTGCCGCTGGAGAGGATCGTCCGGCCCTGCACCTTGAAGTCGCGGCACAGCGGCGAGCCGAGGCGGTAATCGCCGATGCCGATCATGCGGAGGTAGTCGGCGGGCAGCGCGAACTGCACCGGGTAGCCGTAGGCTGGGGCCTCGGCCAGCGGCGCCAACAGCGCGCGCTTCGTGGCGCAGTTCCAGTCGTTCTCGCGCAGCAGGGAGTCGCGCTCTTGAGGGTAGAGGTTGGCGCACAGCCGCGCGGCATCGCCGGCTTCCTCAAAGCTGCTGATGGGTGCCTTGCCCAGTTGCAGCAGCGCCGCGGAACAGATCGAAATGCCGGTCGTCATTGCCTACCTCCAGAAACGAAAAAAGGGGAAGCGACGAACGCCTCCCCTCGGGTGCAGGGGCGAGCCCTGGTTACGGTGCGACGAACGGGACTTCGACGCGAATCTGCTGGTTGGCGGCACCGGCCGCGCCGCCGAACGTGAAGTAGATTTCCATGTCGCTCGGCAGGATGTAGTCCTGGCCGGTGATCAGCTTCGTGCCGGTGTCGACCTGAGCCGATGCGGCCGTGGTGATCGCGACAGCGTTCACGATGGCGGTGGCGTCCACGGCCACCTTCGTGATCGCATCGCGCAGCCCGACCGACAACGTGCTCGACGCGGTGCCTGCGCCGTTCGACACGTACACGCCGCCGACGAGGCGCGAGCCTGCGACGAGGACAAGCTCGGTGCCGGCGATGTCGTTCTGCGCGGGCGCGGCATACGCGGCGGCCATGGTGACCACAGCCTTGCGCACACGATTGAACGACGAGGCCGGAGCCTTGGTGCCGGCGATCTTCGACAGCCGGGTGCGGGTAACGTTGACTTCTGCCATTTCTTGCTCCTGGAGTTTCGGGGTGGGACTGCCAGTGCTTACTGGTAGGAAATCTGGACGACCTTCAGCTCGTCCTGGCGGCCAGCACCGTAGCTGCCTGCCATCGAGGTCTGCCAGGTGTTCTTCTTGTCGGCGCGCTTGGCAACGTCGCCTTCTTCGAAGCCGCGGCCGAAGTGGATGGCGTCCTTCGTGTAGGCCGCGGTGCGGCGCACGCCGGCGATCTTCTCGATGCGCTCCATGTGCACCCAGTTGAAGCCGAGCCACGAGCCCGAGAGCTTGCCGTCCTGCAGCATCTTGCCGGCCATGAAGTCGGCGCTGGTCAGCGTGGTGTCGGCCAGGATCTGCGTCAGCGCGAGCGCGTCATACAGGAAATAGGCTTCTTCCTCGTCGGCCTCGTTGCCGAACAGGATCGACTTCGCCTGGATGATCTTGGCCTTGGTCAGACCGGTGCCGCCCACAGCGATGATCTGGCCGGCGGGCAGCGTGTAGCTGCTGGTGCCGTCCACGGTGTTGATCGTACCGAGCGCTGCCTCGTAGATGATGTTGTCGACCTTGCGGTTGCGCGCGGCGATCAGCGTCTGCATGTACTGGCCGCCGGCGACGGGGTTCACCGCCATCTTCGGGATGTCGGCCTTGTCCATCGGCAGCGCCTTGAAGAAGTCGCGCATGGGCACGATGCGTGCCGAGTGGTCGATGTCCGACCAGATGGTGTCGCCGTGGCGAGTGGTGTTCTCGTCCATCTCGACGGCGCCGAGGTTGTTGATGGTGAAGCTCGAGCCCTCGATCGTGCCGCGGTCGGTCACGGTGGCGAGAAGGCGCGATTCTTTTTGCTGGGCGGCCAGGCGCAGCGACTTGTCGAACTGCGTTACGAACTGGCGGGTGACGGTATCGGTCATGAAGAACTCCTGAAGTTTTGAACTGGTGTTCGCCTTCAGGTGATCCGTTGCCGGGCCTGCATCGCTGGCTGTAGCGGGCTTGGTGGTGATCCCGCATGCCAGGCGGGGCCGTGGCATGCAATGTCTGTTTTTGGGGTGCTGGAATCCCCGCAAAAGAAAAGGCCCGCCGAAGCGGGCCTGTGAACGTGCGCGGAGGGCCGCACGAGGAGACAACAGAAAAATCAGTGGGGTGCGGGCTGGCCCTTCGTCTCACGTGCGCTGAGCTGGCGTGCGCGGGCGGTGATGGCCGCGTGCTGCGGGTTGCGCGGGTTGCTGTACGCCTCCCAGTTAGCGCCGATGAATTCTTCGAAGGTCTGCGCGCCGCCACCGACTGCACCCGCAGCGCCGGGCGGCGTGGCGTCCTCGCGCATCTCGGGGCCGAGAGCGGCGAACAGGCGGATCGCGACCGGGTTGTTGCCGATGGCTGCCTCGACCTCATCGAAGCTGACGCCGGCCTTCTGCGCCACGGCGTTGACCACGCGGAAGGATTCGCGGATGTTCGTGTCGTAATCCGTCTTCCAGACTTCCTTCAGGCTGGCGGTCGCGGTGTCCACGGTGTCCTTCTGCGCGGCGTTCACCAGCTCGGGCGCGAGCGTTGCCCACTTGCCCATGATCCCCTCGTACTGCTTCTGGCTCAGGCCCATGTCATGCGCTTCCTGGCGGAAGGCTTTGGCACCGGCTTCGTCGAGTTGCAGACCCTTGAACACGTCGGTGTCGGGCAGCTTGTACTCGTCGGGCGTCCTCGGGCGGATATCGCCAGCGCCCATGCGCTTTTCGAGGTTGGCGCGGTGCTCGTCCACCTTGCGCACCGTGGCGGCCAGGTCGAGCTCGCCGTCGGCACCCTTGACTCGGAACTTCTCGGGGATCGCGTCGGGGGTCCACTCGTTGCCGCCGCTCAGCGCCGAGGAACCTGCGCCGCCCGCCGCAGCACCTCCGTCGCCTGCACCCGCGCCAGCGCCCGCCGCTGCGCCCTGTTCGCCGGCGGCGCCTGCTCCGGCAGCACCAGCACCTCCGGCAGCGGCGCCGGGATCCCCGCCAGCGCCACCGCCAGCCGCTCCTGCCAAGTCGTCCATGTAGACATAGCTTTCTCCGAATTTCATTGCTCTTGCTCCTGGTTGGGATCGCGCACGCCGTTCGCGCGGTTGATCTGGTTGACGATGTGTTGCACGACGTTGTGCTCGCCCATGTGCAGGTAGGTCTTGAGCACAGCATCGATGCCGCCCTGGACTGAAGCGGGCTTGCTGAAACGCTTCACGAGGTCTTCGAGGATCGCGGCGCCGCGCTTGTCGACCTCGAAGATCTGGCGGTAGAGCTCGGCCAAATGTTGGGGTTCGGCAGCCGAAATGGATCGTGCGTTAGACATCGATCAGCTCATGTCAGGAAAGCGGCCATAGGTAATCACGACCCACAATTCGCCGCCCGCGAAGTCGGCAGTTTTCGCGGTCACCAGTAACGCAGTCGAGGATGCGTAGTAGTGCGGGGCGCGGTCAGCGTCGGTCGCCGCTGCAGTGACAGTGAACTTTGAGCCGGCCGCGAGGATGTTCTGATTGGCATAGCGACTGACGGTGCCAGCCACCCCAACGTTGATGCCGGTGGTCGGCCCCGGGATTGTCGTCTTGATGAGGCCTTGCACGCCGAAGATCATCTCTCCCGCTTGGAACGCATTCGCCACTGAAACGGAGGCACCGACCAGCGCCGGCATCTTGATGAGCCTCTGGCGAATTGCAAACCCTGCTCCAGAGATTGCCCCACCATTCAACACGGTGTTTGTGATCAGGACATTCGAGGTCTGCGACCCAACGACAGCACCCGGGCCGATCGCAACAGCAGCACCACCAGTCACCCCGGACACGTCCAGATCGGCAATGCGCCCACGCCCGAAAACAGTTGGCACCGTGGCATTTGTGAAAAGGCTCATCCCTACGCCCGGCGTGTCGTAGCCGTTGAAGGACGAAGCGTTGGCGAGTCCCGGCACGTGGAAATAGTTGACCCTCGTTTGCCCAGAAGACGGCAAGAACTGAAAATTGTTGGCGGAGAAATTTCGCACCGTCGCGGCATGCGCTGTACTGGTGTCATAGGTGAACACATAGAACTCGGACCCCGTGTTGCCAGGGAGCGTGCACGACGAATGATCCACGGTGCCCGACACCGATACGTTGTCCAAAACAATCGTGGGCTCCCAGTTGAAGGGATAGCGAGTTTGTACGGCCTTCGCAGCCGAGGCGATCATCCAGCCGCCCACTGTCGTACTGACGGTGTCGGTCCCTTTCGTGCTCACGAACACCTCGATGTTCTTGAAGATCACGGGGTCAACGCGCGAGAGGCTGATGCCTGCGCAGCGCGAAGACGTGGAGAACACTGTGGATCCTTTGTCAATCGAGGACATGCGCAGGTTGCTTGTGCCGCGTGAGGTCGTCGGCGACCCAACCGGGTCCGCCTGAGCCGCGGCGTCCGTGCCGGATTGCAGGGCGTCCGTGATGAGTAACGCCACGTCCGCGATGAATTGGTCTCTCCACTGAACGATGCCAACCACGCTATCGCAGCCGGCGATGTAAGCGGCGCGGTGCACACCATCCACGTCCACGTCGATGTTGATGTGGTCCGCGAGGTAAGCCGCGATCGGGTAGCCAATCATCGAACCGCGGATCTTCAAGTCGATGAAAGCGCAACCGCCCTTCGTCGCGTCACCGTACTCGCCGGTCTGAATCCCATATCGGAGGTTCGACGCCTTGCGCACGTCGACTGTCAGTTTCTTGGCCCCATTGATGGCGCGCACCAGCGTGGCCCCACGGTAGCCGAGGTATGTTTGAGGGGCGGGCAGTGTGTACCCGATGTATTCGCCGATGTCCACGCGAAAGCCAGATCCACCATCGAACAAAAAGATCGGAGTGAGCGCGTCGGCTGTGTAGGAAACGCTTGAGTTATCGATGGTGGCGCCAGAGAAGTCCAGCGTGATCTGCGACTTGTTGGTGAAAGCCCCAAGCGACTGGCCTTGCGCTACCGCGACCTTGAAGACACCTCTCGCGCGCAACGTGCCAGAGCCAATGACCGAGAGGGCAGCGCATGCGGCCTGGATCGCGATCGTGCTGTCTGCAGCACCGGTCGGGTCGGCACCGAAGTCCAGGACATTCAATTCGTCGCGCTGCTTTTCTTGGGCCGTCCGGACTACAGCGCCGGCACCGGCTTGGATGAAACTTAGATCGGCGGTGGTTGAAGGTGCAGGCGCGAATCTGGCATCCACTCCCACTCCTCGCTTGACCATCAACGTCTCGTCGTCGATTCTGACAATTGCGGTGGCGGTCGGGAATTCCTTCGACCCGGCTGCGATGCGCGCATTCAGCGCATCGATTTGCGCACCGGTGAGCCGCGGCAGATCCTTGCGTTCGTCGACGACATCCTGCTCGACGACCCAGCCGCTCGGTGTAAGTGTGGAACTCATGGGGTACGCCTATGCCGCCGCAGCGGATTCGATTGCAGCCTCGCCAGCCTTTTGCTGGAGCTGCTCTTGCTGCACCTGCTGCTGCGCGGCCTGCCGGTTCTGGTTGTCCATCTCGCGTTTCTGCGCGAGCTGGTCGGGACCGCGGAGTAGCTTGGCGGGGACACCGAGCGCCAAGCCCTTCTCGTAGAAAGCCTCGTCGGTCTTGAAGCCGTCGAGCACGGTCATGTCCTGCGTGGCGCCTGCCCATGCCAGCAGCCCAGCGCCGTGCGCGTCGATGGCATTCACCTCCTCCATTTTCTGGCTGCGTGCCAGCGGGCTGATGTACTTGACGGTGTAGTCGCCGTCGAGCAGTCCTTCGGGCACTGGGCCGAGCTTGGCGACCAGCGCGCCCGAGCGGTAGGCGATGTTGAAGCAGCGCTCGACCAGCACCTGCAGGAACTCGGATTGGAAGCGGCCCACCAGCGGCGCCATGAGTTGGCGGATCTGGTTCATGTCGCGGGCCACCTCGGTGGCGCTGCGCACGGGGCCGCCCTGTGGCGTGAGCATGTCGGCCAGCAGCGCACGGCGGATGGACTGGCGCAACTGGTCGCCCTTGGAGAACGACACGTTGAAATTCGCGCCAGTCTCCAGCGCGGCCATGCTGTCCATCGAGGCCATGCTGACGATCTTGCGGGGGCCGATGCGCACGGTGGACGGGTTCAGCACGCCGTCATCGACCGCCTTCCACATGCCGCCCACCGCGATGTCCAGGCTCATCAGCTCCAGGCGGATGATGTCGTTCAGGGTCTTCACGTCGGGCAGCACGTTGGAGCCGAGGCCCGTGGCGTACGGCGTGCCGGGGATCAGGCGCCAGCGCGGCACAGCGCACGGGAACTCGTTGTAGCCCGACTCGCGCACGATGTGCTTCTTCGCGCGCTCCATGTGGCACGAGCGGAACGGCATGTTCTTCGCGAGCGAGCCGGCGTAGTTGCCCTTGCGCTGCGGCTCGATGGCCCACAGCATCTCGACCGTCTCGGTCAGCTTGCCGTCCTCGAACTTCTTGCGCGTCTCGTCGCTGACGTTCTCGAGCCCGTAGTCGGCCACCACCTGCTCGACCGTGGGATTGAACACGCGGTAGATCGTGTCCACGCGGCCGGCGGGCTTGCTGCTCGCCACGAAGCACTGGAACAGCGGCCACTGCTCGAAGTTGTAGCCACCGATCGGGCGGCCTTTCTCGTCCTTGCCCTCGTCGGTGTAGAGCACGAACCAGCCTGCGGGCACCATGTCGCTGTAGCACTCGCCCGAGACAGCGCTGAAGCCAGCAGAGTGGATGTGCTCGAAGATGAACTGCGCGCTGCCGTCCATCCATTCGGTCGATTGCTCGTCGTCCTGGCCAGCATCGAGGCCGAACCAGCGGGAATTGTCGGGGGTCATCCAACTGGCGATGTTCGACTTCAGGATCTCTCCCGAATCGACCGCCGTGGAGTCGTAGATGCGTGCGCGCTGTGCTGCGCTGCTGGTGCCGGCCGAGTCGGTCGAGCCGTCGAACCAGCCGATTGCGCGCTCGGGCGCCATGTACTCGAAGACCTCGCGCCAGAGTTGTTCGTTGGGTAGGCGCTGCGACTGCAACTGCGTCAGCCGGCGCTCCAGTTGCTGGGCCGCTTCGTTCATCAAACTTCCTCGGGCTGCTTCTCGGTGATGGAAACCCAACCAGCGAATGCCGAAGTGGCAGAGCCGGCCGTGAAGAACGTTGCGACGGTCTCCTTCGCGTCGAAGGTGTCGGCGTTGACCTCGTGCTTCTCGTCGGTCTTCAGGGTGATGACGAAGGTTTTCATGCGTCAGGCCCCGAGGGTTGTCTTGCCGTATGCCAGCGCGGAGGGATCCCCTGCGCCGGTTGCGAGCGCGCTCTTGCGCTGGTTGGTGCGACGCGCTGCGGCGTCGGCATTGGCCTTGCTCGCAGCTTCAGCCGCTGCACGGTCGGCCGCGGCCTGCGGGTCTTCCCGAGGCACGGGCGGAGGTGGTGGGGCGCTGCCCCCGCCGCCGCACACGATCAGCCCTTCAGGCGGTCGGTGGGGTGGACCGGCGGCACATACCAGCCGTCCTCGGTCAGCACGGCGACCTCGGGCTTCTTCGCCATGGTTTCCTTCATGGTCGGCAGTTCGACCTTTTCTGGCATGGCGGTGGCGACCTGGTTCTTGCTGAGCTGCATCACGAGGGAGCGCAGCTCGTCGACCTGTGCCTGCAACTTGGCGTTCTCGCTGGTGGCGACCTCAGCCTTCAGCCCCTCGTTGACCACGGCCTGGGCCAGCTCTTCGGTCACGGGGGCTTCGGGAGATTCGCTGGGCGCGGTCGAAGCGCCGGGAGTGACGGGGGATGCGGTACGGCCCATGGCTGCGGCTCCTGAGGGGTTGGTGGGGGACGCCGCAATGTCCCGCACCCCGGTGCTGGAATCCCCGCAAGTGATCGCCCATGGCTGCGGCAGGGTGACCTGTGCGGGTCAGCCTCTCCGGACTGACCGCGCTTCTGTCGGCTCAGCCCCAAGTTCCCAGGAGGGATGCATTTCCTCGGCTCGCGTGCTCTTGCCCGTCACTCTCACGCGGTCCTTGTCGCAGTCGCTGCATCTACGCTGCGTCGGCGCGGGTGCGGTAGTGCCCCGCCGGTGTTTCTTGGGTTCAGCCCATGCAGGCCAATCAGCTATCGCGCCCTGACGCTCCCGAAGGAGAACATCAGGATCGGGCTTATGCGTGCGGGAATCTTGGCAATCGAACGCGCTGCGATCAATCTGCGGGAAATCCAGCTTTCCGCGTGCGCGGCGTGCCCAGGTCGCGGAACTCGCTTGCCGAGAGCAGTGTGCTGAGTTTGCGCGGGATGTCCTCTCGGTCTTTGCCAGTGACCGCGCACCACAGCAGCACCAGTCGGTCTCCTACCTCATGACGCGGCTCTGCGCCGCCGTTCTTCCAATCCTCGACGGTGCCGCGCGCGCTGCCAATTGCCGCAGCGATCTCCCGCTGGGCATATCCGCTTCGCTCCAAATGCACGATGACGTGCCACCACGACACACCGGGCAAGGATGCGATTTCGGTCAAGGGCGTACCTCCACGATGCGCAGCACGCGGCTGCCGATGGTCAGCGTCATCCCGACGCGCAGGAACAGGGGAACGGGCCAGCCGGGGAGATCGACGGGCTGGATGCGCCAGTTGCCACGGCCTCGGGGGCGGCAGAGGAGGGTCATTCGCTGAACCTCCGCTCGTACTTCTCGCGGATTCGAGAGAGCTCTACATCGACCATCAGTAGCGCTGACTTGGCCCAATCCGGCAGATCCGGCGGCAACGTGCCGACGACTTCGCCGCTCACCTTGTCGAGCAGCAATGTGCGGCTCGGGAAGATCGAGTAGATGCTGACGGCATGCCGCACGAATGGCTCGACCTCCGAGAAGTACTCCCGGTGCAGCCTCACACGATCCTCTGGCGTGAGGCGCATCCGAATCGCTGGGCCTGCGCCACCTGTCACGCCGCCACCCCCAGCAGTTCGCCCTGCACCACAGGCTGCGCGATGGGCGGAGGCGCACCGCAGTGCTTCCGGCGGCCGTAGTGCGCGATCAGGATGGCTTCGGCCCGGCCATCGTCCTTCACGCGCCTGAAGTCGTACGCCAGTCCGCCATACAGCCGCGTGGCCATCTCGCGCGCTGCGGTCTTGCTGCTGTCGAGCGCATAGAAGCGCTTCCAGGAGATCGGGTACACCGGCACGACCTGCATACGCAGGATGTCGAGCGTGGCGCAGATGCCTCCGAACATCTCCATCATCGCGCCCTGCGACTGCATGCCGTTGCGCTTGCCGCTATTGCCCTGTTCGGCGCGCGCGTGCAGCTGCTCCAAGTACACGACCGCGCTCTCGTCGGCCGGGCAGTTCGCGCGCAGGAGCTTGGCCAGTTGGTGCGCGTCGAGCTTGTTGCGCAGCTTCTCGCCCACACGCACAGCGCGCACGGGCATGTCGAAGACGCTGGCGGTGCGCTCGCCGATGAATGCGACGCCGCCGGTCGCGCCGCTGTCGATGCCTACGATGATCATGCGCGTGCTCCCAGGCCAGCGAACGGGCTGGAGTAGTCCTTCCACAGCAGCCCCGCGCGGATCGACGTGATGTAGCTCGCCGCCACGCCGAACTCGGCCGACAGCGCCTTGGCGCTTTTCGTGCTGGCCCGGATCGCCGCCACCTTCTCGTCGTCCAACTTCGACTTGGCGCGCTTCGTGGCAGCCATCTTCGCGGTCTTCGCTGGGCCGCTGTACGCACCGCGGTTGCCGAAGTACTGCGCGTGCTGCAGGTGCGAGCGCTGGCGGATGTGTGCCGGCGCCACGCACTTGCGGTTGCCGCACGAGCAGCCGAGCATCGTGCCGTCGATCCGATCAACGCCTTGGGCGAACAGCACCAGCGCGCGCACGTTGATCTTCGAGCGGCCCAGCGAGATCTGCGGGATCTTCTCGCGGCCCCAGGTCCAGATGAGGCAGTCGCCCTCCTCCACGCAGCACGCCTCGATGAACGGCATCAGCTCGATCGGCTTGGTCATACTGCCCCCGCAAATGCGTGCGCGCGCGCGTGGGCGGGATGGGCAGCGCTCTGGTGTTTCAGATTCACAGGTCACTCCTCGAATTGCGCGCGATCCGCGCTTGGTTGGTGGGCACAGGCTGGCTCTCGGGCCAGTCGGCGAATCGGGTGTTCTCGCCCACGTACAGCAGGTCGAGCAGGCCAGTGCGACCGCCGCGCTGCTTGGCGACGCTGGCCTTGGCGTAGTGCTTCCACTCGGGCGCGAGGTCGGGGGAAACCACGATCGGGCGGTGCAGGAAAACGATGATGTCGGCGTCCTGCTCGATGGCGCCGCAGTCCTTGATGTCGGACATCCGGGGCATCGGGTCCTGCTCCTTCTCGACCCCGCGGTTGACCTGCACCAGGGCAATCACCGGCACGCCCAATTCCTTGGCCAGCGCCTTGAGGCCGCGGCTGGCTTCCTCGAGCTGGTAGGTGCGCGGTGCACGCGGGTCGGTGCCCGACATCAGCTGCAGGTAGTCGACGATGAGGAGCTTCAACCCGTGGCGGCGCTTGAGCGCGCGGGCCTTGGCGCGCAGCTGGTTGATGTTCAAGCCGCCCTTGTCGTTGCTGAAGAACGGGATGCCGCGCAGCGTCTCGACAGCGCGCGTCAGGCGGCTCCAGCTTTCATCGCCCATGCGCTCGGGCCGGCGCAGCGCATGTAGCGGGATGCGGCCGACGTTGGACAGGGCACGCTGGCCGCCTTCGTGGTTCTGCATCTCCATCGAGAACTTGCCGACGGGAAGGCCTTGGTGCAGCGCCACGTTCACGCCGATCGTGTCAGCGATGGCCGTCTTCCCCATGCCCGGGCGGGCGCCGATGATCACCAGCTGCCCGGCGCGCAAGCCACCGTCGAGGATGTCGTCCAGGCGCGTAAGGCCGGTCGCGATGAAGTCGTTCGGACGGTCGGGATCATCGCCATCCGCGCGCGCCGAGATCATGTCGAGCTCGTTCACGACCATGCGCTCCATCGATTCCCACTCGTCGCCGGAGGCCTCGGGGTTGATCGCCATGACCTTGGCCATCGCCTCGTCGAGCACGCTGTCCACGGCCTTGCCCTGCACGTTGAACGCGCTGCTCGCGATCTCGTCGGTGGCGGAGATCAGCTGGCGCAGGATGGCGCGCTCGCGCACGATTTCGGCATAGCGGCGCACGTTACCCGCGCTGGGCACGAACTGCGCGAGCGAGTTGAGGTAGGCCAGGCCGCCGACTTGCTCCGAGGTCCCCGCCTTCTGCAGTTCGGCGTAGACCGTCACCACGTCCGCGGGCTTGCAGGCGTTGATGAGGCTGCTCACCGCGGCGAAGGTCAGCTTGTGCTCGTGGCGGTAGAAGTCGTTCTCGACCAGCAGGTCACCGATGCGATCCCACGCCCGGTTGTCCATGAGCAGGCCACCCAGCACGCTCGACTCGGCTTCGATCGAGTGCGGGGGTACGCGCAGTGCCGCGATGTCGGCGTCCAGCAGCGAATGGTCGACGAACCCGTTCATGCGGCCTCCCGCGTCTTCTCGATGACGTGGGTCTTGCCCTTGTCGGTCAGCAGGAAGTCGAGGTCACATTGCCAGTTCGAATGCTCGGCACCGCGCTGGGTACGGCCCATCAGGAAGTCGTTGTCGCGGGCCCGGCTGAAGTAGTCGCGGATCCAGGTCAGCGCCTGGTCGGCGGTCTGTGCGCGCCGCGTGTTGTCGGTCTTCTTCGAGGTCAGCACGAAGCGCCAGAACCCCGCGATCGCCTTCTTCCGCTTCTCGGTCATCAGCCTGACCTTCGGCATCTCGGGCAGCACCTCGTGGTACAGGGCTACGACTTCTTCGGCTTGGCACCGGGGTATGGTCGGCTCTGGCGACGAAGACGTAGTCTTATCCTGTTCCTGTTCCTGTTCCTGTTCCTGTTCCTGATTAGGCATAGTCTTTGGGGAAGGCTTAAGGGAAGGCTTTCCGAAAGCCTCATCGAAAGCCTTCCCGAAAGCCTCTCCGAGCGCATGGATGCTGGCTTTCAGGGCTCCGAAGGCCTCCCTTTTCAGGTCACATTCGGGGATCAAGTCGAACTCTGCAGCCCAGCTGCGAACCACGTTCGGGGACTCCGGTTTGTTGTGTTTTATGGCGCTAGGAAGCCAGATCACACGAGCCTTGAAGTCGGCTTTCACCATGCCTTGGGCGAAGGCTTCCCCGAAGGCTTTGTCGAAGGCTTCCACGTCCCAATCGAGGTCTTCGGCCAAGGCAGCGCGACCGGCACGAAAGAGGCCGGGAATGGGGCCGGTGTGTGGTCCGGTGATCAGGTAGAGCCAGAGGCCCTGCCCGCACGGCGGCATGGGCGACAGCGCGCGAAACTTCTCATCGCCCCACGTGCGCACCTCGACCTTGCGGTAGCGCCCACGGGCGCCGGCCTTGGGGGCGTCAGCTTCACGCATTGAGGGCACCTCCTGTTCGCGCGGCCAGGCGAGCCCGCTCACCCTCCTCGCTGAAGTAGTCGCGCTCCATGGCTGCGACCTGGGTGGGACTGCGGCCCTTGATTGCCTGTGTGCGCATGTCGACTAGGCCGCGGGCCAGTTGTCGATCGCCTTTGGAGTACGCCTCGTTGATGCGCCGGCCGCAGTCGGCGATGAAGGTTTCGCGTTCGGAATCGGTCATGCTGGTGTCCCCAGTACCCGGCGCAGCGCAGCGTTCTCCTCGCGCAGCAGCCGGTTTTCTTTTTCGGTGGTGGTCTCCTGCCGACGCACACTGAACAGGTCGTAGCCGCGCTGGTGGAGCATCCAGAGCACGGGGGCGTCGTTGCCGCACTTGTCCATGAGCGACACGAACTTGTTCCACTGGACGCCCTCGGTGCCGGATTGCCAGCGCGAGAACTGCGCCTTGTCGACGCCCAGTTCGAGTTGCAGATGCTTGTCGAGGGCGAAGCCGCCGACCTCCGCGCAGAGTTCGATCGCACTGCCCAGCGACTGCTTGCGCATGACTTCTTCGGGGCGGATCTGGACAGGGAGAGAGAGTTGGTTCACGTTGTCACGCAACAAGGTTGAGAGCTGTTGAGTACCTTGGCAGGGCCAAAAAAAAGAGACTGGCGGCCATGCAAAGCACAGCCAGCCAATCTCGTTCGTCAGGGGGGAAGGTCTTCGTCAAAGGCGTCCGCGCACACCGAGAGCACCCAGCCGGCCACCACCACGATGGCGATGAACGCGACCGCGACGAACAGCAGCTGCTCCCAGAAGCTGAAGGTGTTCCAGAGGGTGGCCATGGGTCACGCCCCCTGCTCTGCCGGGGTGATGGGCTCGGGCTCGATGCCTGCCTGCAGGCGGAGAACCTCCCATGGGACATCCGGCCGCAGTTCTTCGCAACGGACGGCGCCGGAAGTGGCGCGCTCGATGGCGGGGCACTGCTCTGCGGGAACCTGGCGTTCGCCTTTCACCCATTGGTTGACGGTGGGCGGTTTAACGTCGAGGAGTCGAGCCAGGGATGCTTGCCCGCCGACTTTTTCCGCGGCGGCTCGGATTGCGTCTGTGTTCATGACCACCATGATAAGGCATCGCCTTATTTAGTCAAGGCATTGCCTTATCAGCCTCGCGCCTGCGAAAGTAAGGCGATGCTTACTGGTCGCGCACTGGGCGCCGCAATTCGCGACGCGATAGAGAAAAAAGGGGTAACCCAGCGGGAAGTGGCGCGCGTGTTTGAAGTCAAGCCGCCGTCCGTTCAGGACTGGATGAAGAAGGGCACGGTGTCGAAGGACAAACTTCCGGCGCTGTGGAAATACTTCGACGACGTGGTGGGACCCGAGCACTGGGGCCTGGACTCGTTCCCGCGATGGCCGGCTCGCCCGCGCACTTCGGTCCCTGTGAGTGGCGAAGTGGACGCTGAGCAATCATTCGTGCCAAGCATCCCCTCTGGCAGCACCTCCGTTCATGAGGCAGTTGCGCGTTTCGACGAAGCCGTGCAGGCGCTGTCCGCCGATCGGCTCGAAGAGCTACAAGGGGTGATGGACCTGTACTTGAAAAAGCCTGCTGTTTACAGGCGCTTCAAAGACGATATTGAGCGGTTGCTATCGGGGGAGTCGCCGCAGAAAACCGGCACTCACGGCCGGTGACGGCTCCGCAAGTTAAGCCGTCGGCGCGAATTTATGAATTCGTGCCGAAAGTGTTAACTATTGTTTCTGCGAACGACCCCGGGAAGACCCTCAAAAGTTCGCCTCCGACACCGATCCGTCTCAATATGGAACAACCACCCAGGCCTGTATGAGAATTCTTTTCATCGCCGCACTGATCGGCGCCACTATGTCAGCCCAAGCGCAAGTCACAACGGCCGGCGGCATGGCAAAGGCTTGCGCTGAACTGACGCGCGGCGCCGCTGGCGATTCGACAAAGCAACTGGTGTGCACTAGCAGCATGACAGCCTTTCTGGTCGGCTGGCGGGCCGGCGTCAACCGCGGTGTCCGAGTCGCTTTCATGCAGGATGCTCAGAACTTGGGTACTACCAAGGGAATCAAGGATGTGCAGGAGCGCACCGCTGCGGTCCGATGGATTGGGGAATGCATCACGGATGCAGACATCGGCTTCGAGCCATTCATCGACCGGTTCGTCAGCTACGTGGTCGCGCGACCTGACCTTGCGGCCGTGGGCTATGACAAAGTGCTCGTAGAAATGATCGAACGCACGATCTGCAAGTAGTCGCCCCCTGCCGCTAGTCCTGCCCGCCGAGCGCGGGCTTTTTTTCGTCCAGTGTTCGGAGCACATGAAATAAATAAGGCGGCGCCTATTGACATGAGTTAGGCGTCGCCTTATTCTCCATCCCATCAACCCATGGAGATGGACATGCAAACAGCAACCCCGAGCCGGCCCCTGGTCGCTCCCCTCAAGGCTTCAGGTCCGGCCTACAACCTGAAGTACATCGCCCGCGCCGCGGCGGAGCAGAACCTGCTGAACGACTTCGAGCGCGAGGAGCGGCTGAAGCTGTACCAGGTGAAGCTGGGCGTTGCGGACTGGCACTACGAGCACACGGACAACGCGCTGGCGTGGCGTGCTGGGCGTGACGAATTCACGGCGCTGTACGAGCTGCAGGCCGAGCTGGACCCGAGCGGCGCGATCTGGCGCTCGGTTGCGCCCGAGGGTTTCGCGGTTCCGCAGCCTCGCGTGAAGGGCGGTGCGGTATGAGCGCGCAGCACACGCCGGGGCCGTGGGTCAGCCACGTCGTCAGCATTCGTCTTGCTGATGGATCGAAAGTCATCACAACCGAAAAGGGCCGCACTCAAACCGAAGCGAATCAGCGCGCGCTGCATTACCGGGAAGGCGCGTGCGTCGATGCTGACGATGGTTGCGACAGCTTTCATTGTGAAGAACTTGGCTGCACGGGCGCATGCCATGAAGTTGATGAGGAAGCCAGCAGCAGCCTTCCGGACGGCGCGAACTGTGGTGACTGCCGGCACATTCGTCGTTGCAAAGCGATGTTCGGGCACACCGAGACCGATGCCTATTGCGACTGGACGCCATCACGCTTCGCTGCCATCGCCAAGGCCACCGGGAGCGCATCATGAGCGCCGTCCTCACCACCCCCCTGTACCGCGAGCCGGTGGAGTTCCGCGCGGTGGAAGCGCCGATCACGCGCATCGACATCGTGCGCGCGTGGTGCGCGCAGTGCGGCATGCCATCGCCCTCGAAGGCTGATGTGGCGGCGCTGCTGGCCTTGCTGGTGCCCTCGATGACGGTCGCGGAACTGCTCGGGGAGACGGCATCGTGATCCGCCGCACCCCCACCCAGCAAGTCGTCGACTGGGCGCTGGGCATCGTCGCCTGCTTCGTCCTGCTGGTGCTCATGGCGTGGATGGATCACAGGCAGTCGGAGACCACTGCGATGCGGATTACGGCGCAGGTGGTTAACGACCGCGCGGCTGAGCATGCTGCGATGCGGGGGGCGCGATGAACCCCGGCATCTACTACGACCTGCCGATCGAGCAGTACCACGGCAACAGCCTGAGCGTGTCGAAGTCGGGCTTGGACGATCTGGCGCTGTGCCCTGCGATGTTCTACGCGCTGCACCTGGACCCGGATCGGCCGGCGCGCAGTGAGAAGGCTGGCCACCTCGAAGGCAACCTCGCGCACTGCGCGCTGCTGGAGCCCGAGGAGTTCTCCAAGCGCTACGCCGTGCTGCCCAAAGATGCGCCCAGTCGGCCAACGCCGGCGCAGTGGAAGGCTGTGAACAGCAACGAGTCGAGCACCGCGGCGAAGGAGTGGTGGACGGCTTGGAACAAGGCCAACGGCGGCGCGCGGATCATCACTGCGGACCAAGGCCACGCCGCGCGCTGCCAAGCGCACAGCATGCGCTCGCTGACGAACGTGTGGGGCGGCCTGTCGATGGCCGACATGCTGGCGCGCGGCAAGACCGAGGTGTCCGCCTACTGGAACGACCCCATCACCGGCGTGCTGTGCCGCTGCAGGCCCGACCTCGTGGTGCCGATCAACGCGCGCCAGGTAGTGCTGGTCGACGTGAAGACCTACAGCGAGGCCACGTCGCGCGAGTTCATGCGGCAGGTGGTGCGCAAGCGCTACTTCATGCAGGACAGCTGGTACAGCGAAGGCTACGCGCGCGCATCGGGCATGGAAGTCGTCGGCTTCGTGTTCGTCGTCGTCGAAGACAAGTGGCCCTTCCTCGCAGCCTCCTACCAGCTCGGCGACGAGAGCCGCCACGAAGGTGCGCTGCAGCACCGCGACCTGCTGGACACCTACGCCGAGTGCATGCGCACGAACGTCTGGCCCGGCTACACGAAGGCCACCGAGACGCTCGACCTGCCTCCTTACGCAATCACCTCTCAAGAAATCGAGATCTCTTATGTCGATTGATATCGCAGACCTGCGCGGCACCATCGTGCCCCGCTCGGACCAAATAAATTCTGAACAGCTACTCGCCGGCCCGAAGACGATCACCATCTCGGACGTGCGCGCGGGCAGCCAAGAGCAGCCCGTGATCCTGCACTACGAAGGCGACGAGGGCCGGCCGTACAAGCCCTGCCTCACGATGCGTAAGGTGCTCGTGTTCACCTGGGGCGAAGACGGCCGCCAGTGGATCGGCAAGTCGATGACGCTGTTCAACGACCCTGAGGTGCGCTTCGGTGGCCAGACGGTGGGCGGCATCCGCATCAGCCACCTCAGCGACATCGAGAAGGACGTGAAGATTTCGCTGACGGCCACCAAGGGCAAGAAGGCGCTCCACACCATTCAGCGGCTTGAGATCGTGCGCCTGGCCGACGTCATCCGCGCGATCAACGCCGCGACGAACCGCAGCGGCATGGACGCGGCAAAGGCACTGGCGAAGCAGCTCACCGCGCAGGAAGACATCGACGCCGCGCTGCAGGCGTACACCGCGCGCGCCGCGGCATTGCGTGCGAAGGCCGAGCCCGTCAAGCAGCCCGAGCCCGAACCCGCGCTCACGCCCGGCCCCGACGAAGACGACTCGAACCCCTTCTGATTTCCAGGGCGTGGCCGGCCTTCATCTCCTCGATACAACCCTTCCGGCCAGCGGCGAAAGCCAGCCCTTTTTCTTTCCCTCAACCACTGGAGCAATGACCGATGTTCTCTCTCGAAAATTTCACCAAGCTGAAGATCGCCGACGTGCTCGTGCTGTCATCGAAGAACCGCGAGCCCGGCGACGATCCAGGCGCGCAGCTCTCTTTCAGCGGCCTCGTGTCGAACGAACTGCTCAGCGAGTTCAACGGCTCGTTGCGCTCGTTCCTGTACACGAAGTCGGCCGCCAGTTCGGACGGCAAGCAGGAGCGCATGGACGTGGAGCAGAACGACCTGCCGAACCGTTCGCCGATGGGCCTGCTGATCGAGAAGCTCGAGCTCAAGAACGTGCACCTCACCGGCTACGACCTGGTGATTGACCACGGCATGGGCGGGAAGTCGAATCTCGAACTTGCGGACTGCGAGTGCTCGCACTTCGAGGTGCATCCCAAGGAAGGCGGCACCGTGCTGCTGAAGTTCCAGGTCGAGTCGCAGAGCGTGTCCGAGAAGGTCTTCGGCAAGTTGGCGACGCTCAAGAGCCTCGACGTGCAGATCACGCTGCTGCCGCCCGAAGTCGAGCAGCCACCGATCGCCTGATGTTCCCACCCGAGGGCGTCAGCAAGACGCCCTTCCCCCTTCAAGAGGTAGACATGCGCACCAACAGCTCAGGAGAAACGATCTCCTTGCACGACCTCGGAGAAGACTTGCCCCGGATGGGGGGAGAGCCTTCGAAAGACCGCGAACTGCTTGAACGCGCGGCGAAGGCTGCGCGGTTGACGTGGCTCTGCTGGGACGACGCGCGCCACGGAATGAAGATGCATCCCGGTCAGGCATGCGGCTCGCGCTGGAACCCGCTGGACGATGACGGCGATGCGCTGCGGCTCGCGGTCAAGTTGCACATCAACATCGGCTTCATCTGGGACGGAGAGAACGACCAGTACGACCCGGTGACCGCAAATCGTGGTCGCGCCTACGCCGCCGAGCAGATTGGCATTACGGAGCGCGAAGTGTTCGATGAGCCTGCCGCGACCCGCCGCGCAATCGTCCGCGCTGCCGCATCCCTCACCAATCCCACCGAGGTTTCCCCGTGAGCGCGGCAAAGAACAGGGTCGAGGTCATTGGCGACGCCACCCTATACCTTGCGGACTGCATGGAAGTGCTGCCAATGCTCGGCAAGGTGGATGCGGTCATCACCGATCCGCCATACGGCATTGGCGCCAGTGCAGGGACCGGAAAGTATGGGCGCCTAAAGATCGAAGCCTCTACCGACCTCCGTTGGGACGATGCCGTACCCCCCCCCGCGGATCTGGCGATGGTGCTCGCGGCGGGCGTTCGGGCGGTTCTCTTCGGCGGCAATTACTTCCAGCTTCCGCCCACGCGCAACTACCTGATCTGGGACAAGGGCGCTGGCTTCAAGGGCCGCGATTTCGCGGAGTGCGAACTGGCGTGGTGTTCGTGGGATGGGAACGCGCGCGTTCTGACTTACGACCCACTCGCGCGTGGCGACTATCGCCAGAAAGAACATCCCACGCAGAAGCCCGTCCCTGTGATGGCGTGGGCCATCCAGCATGCAGGCCTAGCGCCGCTGATCCTGGACTCCTACATGGGCTCTGGATCAACGGGCGTCGCCGCATTGCAACTGGGGCGGAAATTCATCGGCATCGAGCGCGAGCCCAAGTATTTCGACATCGCCTGCCGCCGCATCGAGCAGGCAGCGAATCAGGGCCAGCTCTTCGCGCCGGCCGCACCCAAGCCCCAGCAACTCGGATTGGAAACCACCCCATGCCCCATCCCCCAATCAAAGCCCCCTTCGAGCTTCCGCAAACCGAGGCAGGCACGCGCATGCTCATGAGTGCACTGGACCGCTACTTGCGGCAGGATGAGACCGCCTCGGACACCGACAACGGCGTGTACCGACAGGGCGTGGAGGCCATGAAGGTCGCCCTCTCCCACCCCGCAGCTCAAGCAGGAGCAGTGCGGGCGGTGGAGAAGGTCTATTTCGTGGCAACGGGCGAGACACACGACGGCCAAGAGACGTACACGCGGCACGATGTCTGCCCGCCGCTATGCGATGCCGAGACGCTGTACACGGCTCCCCTCGCAGCCACGCAGCCCAGTGCAGCACCCGGAGACGGGCAAGGGGCAACGGATGGCAGCACGCCCGGCCCGTGGCGCGTAGAGAAGCGAGAGCGCGACGGCGAAATGGTGATGTGCTGGGTCGCCGCACCGGACTGCAACGGGTTCGCCTACGCCGCCGAGATTTTGGGCGACGACGAATACCGCGATGGCGAAGAAGCGACCGCAGAAGGCATGCCCCGGCGTCTCGCCGACTGCGAACTGATCGTCAAAGCCGTGACGTTCTACCGCGCATCCCTCGCCGCACCCGGTGCTGCCATCGCTGCGCGCAAGCAGGGAGCACTGAGCCTGCTTGACAGCCACGATCTTGAACGCCTCGCACGCTTCCAAGAGACCACCGAGGACGAACAAACCTTCGACATCGGCAAGGAAGCCGTGAAGCGCCTCTCCGACCTCGGCTGCATTCAGAACCAAGGCTTTGGACGATACGGCATCACGCGATTCGGCGCATGGGCACTTCAACGTTGCAGTGCCTCGCCCGCAGCCGCCCCCACGTCGCAGCCCGACGCCACCGAGTTCTCCGAATTGATGGCGATGCCAGAAGAGCAGATCGATGCAGAGCTTCGCACCTTGGGCATCGATCCCGATGATGCAGCGCGCAGGGCTGGCGACGCAATTGCCAGCGCGGTCGAGATTGCCGAGCAGATGCGCATCGCCAAGAAAGGGGCAACGTGCCCGCTCTGTGGTCGCAACTTCCCGCACGAGCACTCGCCCGAGGAAATCACGATCTATCGCAATGGGATGAAAGCTGCTCGCACGTCGCAGCCCAATGCTGCGGCACAAGAGCGGCAAGCAGGGTGGATCAGTGTCGATGAGCAACTGCCTCCCGCGTTCACCCACGTCTTAGCTTACGGCCTTCCCGACTGCACGAGCATGGACAAGGCCAAGCACGTCTACATCACCTTCGTCAGTACACACCCATTGGAGGTCGTTGGGGACGAGGAAATCGAATGTTGGCAACCCCTGCCACCCGCTCCCACGGGCATGGGGAGTGTGGGACTTCCTTCTGGGCGCGGGGAGGAAGCGTGA